ATATCAAGGAGTTAACACTCTTTGAGGTAGGTTTACTACCATTTCTATACTTAGAGGCAGCTGTTAAGTATGTCTTTAACTACATCAACAATAAGTATCCACTTACTCGTTGACTCTCTCTTTAAGTTTAGTGGCTTTAACACACGCCCTCGTTTTTACAGGAGTTTAAGTTATGTAAGTCCACTTTATTTACTGAGGGACTCACATCCCTTAATCTTTCTATTTACCTATTATGCCTAATAAAAAGAAACCTTATCATCCCAATAACTGGGAAAGGTATAATAAATCTCCTTCACATTGGTTTGATTCTATTCCTTATGATGATTTCATGGAGTGGAAGATAGGTGGATGGGAGATTCCCTCGTCCGTTACATGTATTATTAGAGAAAATACTAAGGACGGTAAAGTGAAGGAACATGTATATCAAACCATTGGTCACGCTAAAAACAAAATAGGTGATTTAGTGGTAGAAGGTACAAGTGAATTCACAGTCTGCGATCATGAATCGGTTCAGATATTTAGACCACCTACACCTGAGGAATTATACGATGACCCGCTCGCTTGAGGACATATATAGCTATGAACAGCAAGCTTTAGATCTATTATCATTAGATCACCCTCATTACGATGAGATCAAATCACTATTAACCGATCAAATCAACGATGAATTACACGATCTTGCCTACACAAGAAGATCTTTATGAAGCACAAGAGAAACTTGAAAGAGATCAGATTAGTCAAGGAGCTAAACTCTTTTATGATCAGGCACTTAAATTAGAAAATAAGAACTATGCTTCTGCTAGTGTTTATGGTATAGCATCTATCAGTGCTATCTTACCTGAAGTAGTTAATAGAATTGTTGATTTAATAGAAGATACAACTTCTCGTATTCATCAAGGACATAATGGTGTTGCATTAAAAGATAAACACCAGTATTTAACTAAAATTGAACCACTTGCAGCCGCAGGTATTGCTTTAAAATTAACTTTTGATAAAGTCTTTGGTTTTAAGGAAGGATCTAATTTAAGCGTACATATCACTGAATCTATAGGAAAAGCTGTAGAAAGTGAATGTAGAATGCGTCATTATGAGGAAGAAGCTCCCGCATTACTAGCTGTAATAAAGAAAAACAATTGGCATTCATCATCAGGAACCAGACAAAGGTATACTAACGTCAAGAGATTAATGAATCGCTATGATGTTAAAGAATGGAAAAACTGGGATAACAACACACATACCCGTTTAGGTGGTTGGTTGTTAGATTGTATCATGGAAGCTAGTGGTTGGTTCTTTAAAACACACTATAGACAAGGGCGTAAGACAGCAGTATATGTAGTACCTACTCCTGAATTCATGGATATCAAGGATAAGGTCATGAAACAAGGAGAGTTATATAGTCCTTTGTTGTGGCCGATGCTAGTGGTACCAAACGATTGGAGCAATGATTCTAAGGGAGGTTACTTACTGAATGATCTGATGGAAGGCCATTCTTTAGTTAGAAGAGGCGACCCCTTACTAGTACAGGGAGAAACACCCCTCGCCTTTTTGAATAAGATTCAGAAGGTTGGATATATATTGAACCCTTTCACAGTCAAAATAGCTGAGGAGTTAGAGAGACTTGAAAGAAGTGTGGGAAAATTTCTCCCAATAACTCATTACGATCTACCACCTAAACCAGTAGATATAGCAGATAATAAGGAGTCTCGGAAGAGATATCGTAGAGAAGCTGCCCATGTAATGAATATACAGTCGCAGGAGATGAGGAGATCTTGTAGAACTAGACAAACTCTAGCTGCAATTAAAAAGTTTAAGGATGTAAAGGAGTTCTTCATACCGTGGTCTTTTGATTACAGAGGTAGAGCTTACCCTATACCTTCCTTACTTACACCTCAAGACACTGACTTCGGGAAATCACTGATTAGATTTTCTAATGAGTCACCTATGACTAAGGACGCAGAGGAGTGGTTAGCATTTCAATGTGCTACAACTTATGGATTAGACAAGTCAACGATGGCTGAAAGGCTAGAATGGACTAGTCAGAACATACCTCTGATAGAAAAGGTCGCTAAAGATCCAATAGGTAGTATACCTGATTGGGAGGCAGCCGAGGAACCTTGGCAGTTTGCGGCAGCATGTGATGAATACTATCATTGCTGTATATTAAAAGACAAGCTCTGTACTGGTCTACCTGTAGCAACAGACGCTACATGTAGTGGTCTACAGATCCTAGCGGGTCTCGCCAGAGATAAAAAGACAGCCCAACTTGTTAATGTACTGCCTTCACCTAGACCTCAAGATGCTTATAAGGTAGTAGCTGAAGTATCTAAATGGAATATTCCTGATAAACTACGTGAACACTGGGATCGTAAGTGCGTAAAGAGAACGGTTATGACCATTCCGTATAACGCTAAACCGTTTAGCAATAGGTCATACATAAGGGACGCACTTAAAGAGAAAGGTGTAGAGATAGATAAGGATGATCTGACAATCACAGTCAAGGCTGTTAGAGACGCTATGAATAATGTAGTTCCTGGTTGTCTTGCAGTGATGAAATGGATAGAAGATGAAGTAGCTAACGCTATGAAAGATGGAGTCCAAAAGTTAGAGTGGGAAACTCCTTCTGGTTTTGTTGTCTCTCAAAAGATGATGAAAAAGAAGGTAGAGACTATAGAACTTAAACTTTTAGGCAGATGTCAAATGAGGATAGTTACCGGAGATACTGATAAAGTAGATAAGACCAGACATAAGGCTGCAACTGCACCGAATCTGATCCATAGTTTAGATGCATCATTACTTCACATGAGTGTGAATAATTTTGATGAACCAATAGCTTTAATTCACGATAGTGTATTAAGTAGAGCTACAGATATGACAGAGTTATCCAGTGTAGTTAGAAAAACCTACATGGAAATCTTTGCTAACACAAATCGATTACAAGACTTCGCTAATGCAATAGGAGCGAAAACAAAACCACCGATTATTGATGACCTTGAACCGGAATCAGTAATTGAATCCACTTATTTCTTTTGTTAAATGCACCATTATTCACTATTTGATAGTTTCTTTAGACCGCCTACTATATTAGTTGTCTCAGAAGAGAGACTACAGAAGGCAGAAAAAGAACAGAAACAGAAACAACTAGACGCACTTGATGAGCGTATAAGACAGCTCAATGAGTACAGAGGAGAGCTAGCTAAGGAGCTAGAACCACAATCTTTAGAAGAGGCACTAACTGGTGAGTAGAACCGTACATGTCACTGACAAACCTGTAACACTTGAGGGATTCCAAGCTGTACTATCACCTAGTAAGTTTGGTTATTCACTCTCGGCTGTTGTTGATAGCAAAGTTATTGACAAACTAGAAACTGAACGGGCTGATGTCCTTAAATGGGCAGAGTCCAAACTAAAGAACCCTAAGAGATCCACGCTCAAACCTGAGCCGTGGGAAGAAGTCTCAAAGGGTAACTATAAATTAAAATTCTCTTGGAATGAAGAGAACCGTCCTCCAGTGGTAGACACTGAGGGTACACAAATAACCGATACTAAAACACCATTATATGCAGGATCTACTGTTAAACTGGGTTTCTATCAAAAGCCTTACATTCTACGGGATGGGGTTACCTATGGTAGTTCTCTCAAGTTGGTTGGTGTACAGGTTGTCTCAGTAAAAGGAGATGCTGGTATAGATACTGGAGATTTAGATGCCAATGAAGTTGCAGAACTGTTTGGTAAGTCAGCAGGATTTAAAACAGCTGATCCTAATGTAACACCAACATCTGATGCGGAAGAAGACGAAGACTTCTAAATATAGATCTAAACTAGAAGAAAAAGTCGCAGAACTTTTTGATACACTTGGGGTGATTTATGAGTATGAGTCAGTTAAAGTACCCTATGTTATTCAGCATAATTACTGTCCTGATTTCATCCTCCCTAATCATGTACACATTGAAACAAAGGGCTACTGGGATGCAAAAGACCGCCGAAAAATTCTTGCGGTCAAGAAGGAAAATCCCGATTTAGATTTAAGAATGGTGTTTCAAGCACCATACAACACTATAAGTAAGAAGAGTAAAACAACGTATGCTAAATGGTGTGAAAAGCACGACATACCTTGGGCTTCTTACCATGATATACCTATCGATTGGTTAACATGACTGATAGTGAGTTCGTTAGGCACATGCCTTGCGAGAATTGTGGGTCATCTGATGCGAACTCTTTGTATACAGATGGCCACACTTTCTGTTTTGTCTGTCACAATAGAACAGGCGACAATGATGTTATTCACAGTCAAAGAATGACTAAAGATGTACAAATACTCGGATCAGCCGAACGGTTGCATAAGAGAAACATCTCAGAAAAAACTAATCAATTCTATAGAATATATAGACATGATAACACATTAAGATTCCCTTATCATACCGCTGATGGTATATTAAAGGGAGTTAAAATTAAAACAAAGAAAAAAGACTTTCGTTATGAAGGAGTTTCCACTGACACCTTATTTGGTCAGCATCTATTCCCTAATACTGGCAAGCGTATTGTTGTTACTGAGGGTGAATTAGATGCTGCGAGCTGCTATGAAGCGATGGCGGGTTGGCCTATGGTATCCTTACCTCATGGAGCACAATCTGCCAAAAAGGATTGCCAAAAGCAAATCCCATTGTTTCAAGGGTATGAAGAAATTGTACTCTTCTTCGATTCAGACGATCAAGGCCGTAAGGCAGCAGAGGAGGCAGCTAGCATCCTACCTGCAGGCAGAGTCAAGATTGCTCGCTGCGAGGGGTATAAGGACGCCTCCGAAGCGCTCCAAGCTAACGATGCTGAAGCAATTCGTAAAGCGATTTGGGATGCAAAAGCATACAGACCAGATGGAATTGTCGAAGGGAAAAATTTATTCGAAGTCGTTACAACACCTGAAAACCCATGTAACCATGAGTACCCATTCAAAGGGCTTAACGAGAAGCTACACGGGATCCGGTATGGAGAGCTTACAACGTTTACTGCTGGCTCTGGTAGCGGAAAGACAAGTATCATGCGTCACCTTGCAACTCACCTGTTGGAAACGGGGGAGTCAGTTGGGATCTTGGAACTTGAAGCAAGTAATAGAAGAACAGCCCTCGGATTAATGTCGACTGCTGTTGGTAAGAATCTACATCTTGGAGAACATGATGAGAAAGAACTTACAGACGCTTTTAATAAATCTATTGCCAATTGGAATCTTTTTCTGTTTGATGGCTTTGGTTCTTTTGAACCCGACATTATTTATAACAGGATAGAATATCTAGCTACTGGCTTAGATTGTAAAGTAATCATTTTAGACCACCTCAGTATATTATTGTCCGGTTTAGAAGGGGATGAACGTAGGATGATCGATACGACCATGACTCGTTTAAGATCCTTGGTTGAACGGACAGGTATTGCATTATTCTTAGTTTCACATTTAAGGAGGAGTAGTAATGATAGGGCTTCGCACGAGGAAGGCGGAAGAATCAGTTTGTCCGCACTTAGGGGATCTCACTCAATTGCTCAAATATCAGATCAAGTGGTTGCCCTCGAGGTCGATCAACAGACCGACTCTGAACGAAAACTTACAACAGTTAGAATCCTTAAAAATCGCTATTCAGGCGAAGTTGGCCGAGCATGTGAGCTAAGTTATGATTTAAACACTTGCAGATTTATTGAACATGAAATTACGCCCGAAACAAAATTCAACCCAGCCACGGATTTTTGATGGAGGATATGAACACCCATGGTATAAATTTTTAAATAAACCTAACCCACCTAGCAAAGAGGCAATTGAAAAAGCAAAGTTCGTCGATAAAACCTACCACTGGAGTGGGGACAATCGTGTTCGACCTAGAAACAAACGGGCTGCTTAAAGATGCTACACGTATTCATTGTATAGCCCTACATTGGGATGATGATAACCGTACCGAAACCTTTAATGATGAAAATTATTCCACGCCTGAGCTCAATATTAAGGAGGATGCGCCAATGGGCAGCAACTACTCCATTACTACAGGAATCAGTTGGCTCGAAACTGCTGACGTTCTTGTTGGTCACAATATTGTCGGCTTTGACATTCCTATTATCAAGCGGCTCTACCCTTGGTTTAATCCTCGGGGTATCATTATTGATACTCTTTTGTTATCTCGCTTATATCATCCGAATTTACTCGATATAGATAAGAAAAGATGTTGGAAACATATGCCATTACAATTATATGGTCGTCATTCTCTAGAGTCATACGGTTACAGACTTGGTGAATACAAAGGGAACTTTGGAAAAACCACGGACTGGAAAGAGTGGTCTCAAGAGATGCAAGACTATTGCGTACAAGATGTTGCGGTTACCACCAAACTATGCAAACATTTCCACAAATACCTGAATGGATCTTATTAGAGCATCAGGTAGCAGAAATATTAACCAAACAAGAAATCCATGGATGGCGTTTTGACGAACATGCTGCACAGCAACTTGAATCTTCTCTCAGAACTGAGTATGAAGAGACTACTCAAGTACTACGAAACAGGCACCCTTTCGTCGCAGGATCGGAATTTACTCCTAAGAGAAATAATAGCCGCCAAGGATATGTCGAAGGCTGCACATTTACCAGATTAAAGGAGCTTAATCCTACATCAAGAGACCATATAGCATGGATACTACAAACACATTATGGTTGGACGCCTACATTAATGACCTCGAAGTCAGAAAAGCCAATCATAGACGAGCCAGTTCTCAAGGAGATTGGGACGGATATAGCTCTCCATTTCTTGCGTCTTCTCGAACTGACGAAGATGTTAGGAATGATATCAGAAGGCGTGAACGCATGGCAGAAGCTTGTTACGAAATCTAGGATACATCACCATTGTTCTGTAGCAACCGCTACATTTAGATGCGCCCATCGTACTCCAAATCTCGGACAGGTGCCAAGTGATGAAAGATTTCGACGTTTATTTATTGCTTCACCAGATATGCGATTGGCTGCTGCTGATCTTTCTGGGATTGAGCTACGTATGCTTGCCCATTATCTTGCACGATTTGATGAGGGAAGATATGCTAAGATCCTTACCACCGGAGACATTCACCAAGAAAATGCTGATAAAATTGGAATCACTAGATCACAAGTTAAGACAGTAACCTATGCATTTTTGTATGGGGCTGGAAATGAAAAAATAGGATATAGCTATGACAAACAACTTTCACAGTCAAAAGCGAAGAAGAAGGGTAAAGAAATTAGGGAAGCTTATATTGCTGCCATTCCGGGTCTTAAAGAACTCTTGGAAGGCGTACACAAAGCTAGTGAGAGGGGTTATGTTCGTGGACTGGACAACCGTCACATCTTGTGTGACTCGAGGCATAAGTCCCTCAATTACCTACTCCAAGGGTCGGCGGCGATAATAGCAAAACGATGGATGGTAATCACCCATGACCACATCAAAAAAATGGATTTACACTGTCACCAGCTCGCTTTTATTCATGACGAGTTGCAGTTTGAATCTAAACCAGAACATGTTGATGATCTCAAATCTCTTCTTGTTCTCTCCGCTGCTGAGGCAGGAGAATATTATAATATGCGAATCCCAGTAGCAGCTGAAGCCAAAGATGGCATTAACTGGGGAGAGACACATTAACAATTCACAAAGCAAACCATTAGGCGATGAGTTTGAAGCTATGGTCATCGATGATTTAAACATCAGAGGATACACCTTAACTGACACAAATGTAAAACTTAAGAAATTAGGTATAGAAATTGATGTTGTAGCTACTATAAATAATTCTATAGAATTTATAGAAGCCAAAGGTGGTAGACCTGGAAAAGGTAAAAGACCTGGGGCTCTAAGAACAGATAATGTAAAAAAAGCTGTGTGTAATGGAGCCCTTTTTAAATCTATTTATGATCAGAGATATATCATTTATTTTTCAAGTAAACCTAAATTAGGTAGTTCTTCTGATTTAATGATAAAATCTTCTTTATCTGCTGGATTTGTAGATGAAGTAAGATATTTAGAATACACTATATGAAAATTTTATGTGATGCAGACTTTATTGTCTATAAAGCGTGCGCTGCCGCAGAGACTGAAGTTGATTTTGGTGACGATGTTATTCTTGTCACTAGCAACTTTCGTGATGCATACGGAGCCGCAAAGAGAGAA